TTAAATCTGATGTAACGTTCATAATTTTTGTATATTTGAATAAAACTATTTATTTATTATGACTTTCTCCCTACACCAGATGCTGAGTCTGGTTTTGGTGCAGCTTTTGGTTTACTGTCTGAAGATGATGTTGGGGGTTTTTGTGTTGGTGGAGCTGGAGGTTCTGTTAACATATCTAATTGAGTTGTACTTGGAATTTCTCCAGACTTTTTCTCTGCATCAATTTGCTCTTTCATTTCTTTAATTTGAGAGTCCGACATTCTCAAAATACTTCTCTTTACATATTCTCTTGAATAATAAGTTCCAACATACATTTCTAATTGATTAACAACATTTACTCGCTGATTGATAATTTCGATATCCTTTAATTCTGAGAAATGATTATCAAACATATAATCATATTGAATATGCTCTTGCATAGTTTCCCAATCATCTGGAGTAATTACTCCCTTTAAGATTAATTGGGTTCTGAGCATATCATGAAATAATTCAGAAAACTTTTTGCGAAGTCTTCCAATAAATTTAAGAAACTTAAGTTCATCTCTTAAAATTTCTGTAGTATCACCAATACTAAATGTATCTTCTTCATTAACTCTAGAAGGAGGAAGATTTAAAGATTTGTATAATTTCTTTTTGAAATATTCTACATCTTTTAATTCTCCTAGGTTTTGAGCACCAGGAAGAGTAGTAATTTCTGTTCCTCTTCCACCTTCGCGGCGAGGAAGCCAAAAATCTTCAAGCATACTCATAAATTTTTTATCATCTTTAATTTCACCTGTGCTGGCATCGTATACTAATTTATTACGATAACGAGCCATCGTTTCTCTTAAATATTGTTCTGCCTTAATCTTAGGAAGATTACCAACATCAATGTAAAAAATGCGACGTTCTGGTGCTCTTGATAAACGATAAATTACCAAAGCATCTTCAATCATTCTTAATTGATTTACTGCTTTGAGTGATTTATGTAAATATGAAAGTGGAATATTTTGATTCAAATCCATTAATCCAGACCCAACAAATGTAATTGAGTCTTTGGACATTTTAATTCCTTGTTTATCTGCAGGTCCAGCTACTGTCGATGTGCTAGTAAAAAATCCTTTTGGATTAAACAAATAATATTCTGTAACTTCTCCATAATCAGCAGTTATAGGACTACCCGCTACAATTGCTGGTCCTGGTCTGTCTGGTTTTTTTACCTCTCTCATTTTTTTAATTTTGAGAGGGTCTATATATCTAATTTCTTTAATTCCTTCTGACGGATTATTTAAATCAATTACTTTATTGTAATATAATCTACCATCAATATACCAACGTCTAAAAATTTCATAACATTTTTTATCAAATTTAACAAGTCTTTTTATCTCATTAAATTCTTCTCTAATTCTATTTTTAATATTCTCGCTTACTTTTAAATTAGATAATTCTACTTCTACAGGAGAATCATTCAAATCTGATACAATAGCTTCATTTACAATTTCATCAATTGCAGCATCTACTTCTGGGTGTAACGATACCTCACGATATTTACGAATCATTTCAAATTCGTTTTTTGAAATTCCGTCAATATCTACATACTGACCATAATACCCACCAGCGGAAATGGTAATAACTCCATCTTCCTCGGTGGGTGCAACGGGGGATTTAACCCCCGCTGCTGGTTTATTTGCTTTTGGCTCTAACGAAAAACCAAATAAATTTGATGCCATTTTATAGTTTTAAATATCTTATAAAGATATTTATCAAGCACTGATAGTGTCGCCTGTTCCGCTTCCGCCGTTTGCAAGGGTCCAGTAATCATACTGGAATTCAACTGTATATTCAGCAATGCTATTGTTATTATCGTAGCTTAAATCAATCTGAGAAATTGCACTTGGGAATGCATTTAAGAACTGATAAGTTTTTACGATATTATGTGGGCTTGTGGTGTCGGTATCTACAGCGTTATTATTTCCTCTTGCAAGTTGGTCAACTTGAAGAGTTGCTGTATAACCAGTGGTTGCACCACCACCACTTCTATGCTCATTAAGCTTATCCATCCAGCTTTCAAAATATGACCTGATTTCTAAATCAACGTCTGCAAAAACTGTTACAGTCCATGCTTCAAATGTTCTGTCTCCAGGAAGCTTGATAACACGACCTCTGAATGGAACTTCTACTGTTCCTAAGTTAGATGCTGGAACACCAGCAGAACGGCATAAGAAACTAAAATCAGTAGTTTGTGCAGTAAAGCTTAAACCTGTTGGTCCTGCTGGAATTGATACTTGGAATAGGTTAGGGCGAATACCGTAACCAATTCTCCCTCTAAATCCTTGAATTGTTGCCATTGGTAAAATTCTCCGTGATGATGTTTAAAAGATAATTAGACTCTTCCAATTACTTCATCAAATGTTACATTGCTGCGAGTTGCAACAAATGTCAAGGTAATGTAATTGATTGAGCGAGTAGGCTTGATATAAATGTCGCCTACAAATTCGTTTCTATCAATTACTTCAGCAGTGTTATTTGAACCATCTGCTACTACCGCAAAGTCTACGATTCCTCTTCTTGACTGAACATCTCTTAGATAAGCTTCAACTTGAGCAGTAAAGTTAGCTCTTGTTGATTCATCATTTAATTCAAAGAGAACGTTCTGTGAGAACTGTTTGACAGTTCTTTCGATAACCAAGAATAGTTTACGAACGTTGATTCTATCAAATGCGCTTGGGCTGCGTAGTGCAGTTTTATCACCAAACAATACAATTCCTTGACCAGGGAATGATGAGATTGGGTTTACTCTCTTTCCATACAACTCATCTCTTTGAGATTGAGTTGGGTTGTATGCAACTTTAATTGCACTGCGGAGATTTCCTCTGTTGAATCCTGCAGGAGAATACCAAGGCTCCGCATTGTTTGATGTACTAACAATCAGTCCAGCAACATCAGCATTACAAGGAATCCAACGATAGGTATCGTTAAATCTATCATATAGATACTTGTAATTGTTATCAAATACTGCATATGAAGAGCTATCACTAATGCTCTCAAAGAAATCTACTACGTTGATTGTTTGTGCTGAAGAAGTTGCTGCTCCACTTCCTAGAACATCTGAGCGTCTAGGTGAAATAAAGACCATCGAATCTTTTCTATTTGTGGCTAATCCAATTAAAGATGATGCTTTAGATGCAGTTGTAGGTCCGCTAAGAATATAGTCAATGTTTAGACTTTCCGTATCTGAGAATACATCTAGATAAGTTTGAGTCTCATTACCGACGTTATAATTTTGATAATCAGTACCTGAAGCAAACTTATAATTTTTGTTACCTAATAGTTTATAAGTAGAGGTTGATTTTCCAGTATCACTAATTGAAACTGCTCCTGCTGGTGAATATGCATAAGAAGTTTCGTGAGCGCCTAGATATACATATCCAGAACGTCCTTTAATAATATTTTTGTAGAAATTATTTTCTCCTTCTAATGTTTTTGCATCTGATGCTTTCGATGCAAAAAGAATTTTTTCTAAGATTGTTCCGCTGGTTCCAGTTAAACTACCATCTCCATCAAATACGATGATATGAACTTCATCATTTTTTCCTCCTTTATCAGCTACGAAAGCTGAAGTTCCAGGACGACCTCCGATGGAATTCCATTTGATAGTATTTCCAACTGCGTATTGCTCATCATACCAATTGGCAACAGAAGAAACACCAGCACCTTGGATAGTATCTGCAGTTGTAAATTTAGCAGTTGAATCTAAAACGATAGCAACTTTTTTTGTTACTGAATCATATTCATAAATTTTACCAACAGCGCCACTAGCACTACCAGATACTACGGTTCCTACAGCAGTTGTTGAAAGTCCTGAAGGAACACTTACTAATTGGTCTGCGCCAGCGTCGATTACTGCTACTTGAACAGCATTTCCCCATGCGCCTGGACTCTTTGCTGCCCAGTTATATGCAGGAGAAGTATTTTCTACATTAGCTTCGTATGCAGCTAAGTTGTTAATTTTAATTCCTGAAACTCCACTTGCTGTGCTTCCTGTGGAATTTGCGTTTGTTAAATAACTTGCGGAAGAATCAGAAATTCTTGCGACATATAAGTTTCCGCCATAGTTTAAAAACTCTGATGCGGTAAACCACCATTCAAAGTTATCATTTGTTGGTTTACCAAAAGTTGATACTAATTCTTTTTCACTTGTAATTTGTTTAGCAACGCCAACTTCACCTTTTGTGAAAGGACCAGCAATAGCACCGATATTGGTTACTTGCTCTTGTAGTCTTGCATTAGTGAAGTCACGTTCCTGAACAATGATACCTGGCGATAATTGAGATGCCATCTTTTACCCCTAAAAGTCAGTTTTTTGTTCTAAACATATTTATAAAATACCATGTTTTAGAGGTATGTCATCATATACTCAACTCCAGCTGCAACATCACCATATTCATCTAGATACCATCTGTCTCCCTCTACATCAACAAAACTAGGAGTTTCATCATTAATTCCATCTGATATAAATCCGAATGGAGCCATGTCTTGTTCTATTTGATTTTTTTGTTCTTCGTAAATACGTTTACGGACATCAGTATCCGTCATTTCTTTAAAATAGTCTTGAACTGCTAACCAAGCAAATATTACTAGACACATTGCCAAGTCATCATGACAACCTTCTTCAGCTTCAAATGAATTATTTTTTTGAATAAATGTGGTAAGCTCACTGATAATTTCGTAATCAGTGACTATTAATTTATCGTCCTCGATAAATGTTTTTAAATTTGAACAGCCAACTTTTTTTACAGTTTTTGACATCTTCAATCCTAACTGAGTTTTCTTTCCAGAAAATCCAGTGCCAACAATTTGTCCTGCCCGACCTCTCATTGCACACATCAAAACATTATCATATTCCAAATCAAAATGTAAGATACTTGCAATTTGGTCTCCAATATCATTTACTTCAACTAATACATATGCTTTATTATATGAATTTGCTATTTGATGCACAATAGTAGGAAATAATATAGGTTTTATTTCGTTGTTTCTATATTTTGCTACAACTCTATATGGAAATTTAGTAATATCAAAAACAATAAATGCAGAATAATCATTATTAGTTCCCCTTGACACATCAACTGTCATAATATAATCATGTTCTTCTTTTGGTTTTTCATATACATCTAATCCACCTGAAGAACTTAATGGGTCTTCATATACCAAAGTTCTCAATTTAGAAGCTGCAATTAAAGTATCAACCGAACCTAAAAATTCACATTCAAATTCTTGTGTAAACTGGCGTTCTGATGTATTAGCAATAGTTTGCTTTTTCCAATTCTCGTCACGACCAGGAACTTGAGACCAATGAACCTCGGTAGTTACATAATCATTTTTACCTCGTTCTGCATCATGCCAAAGTTTATAAAACATATTCATCCCGTTTGGCGTAGAGATGATAATAACTTTAGTTGATTTACCAGATGAAATAGTAGGATATACAGACGAGAAGAATTGTTCTGCAATATGAGTTGGAACAAACGCAAATTCGTCCAAGAAAATAATATTGAATGACATTCCTCGAACAGCAGAACTTGAAGTAGATGCTGCCATTACCTTAGAACCATTCTCAAGTTCTAATGAACCTTTATTCCACGATAAAATTCCTTGTTGAAGCCATGTAGGTAGATTCTCATATGCTAATTGTAATCTTCCTAATAGCTCTCTTGAAGTTGAAAGTTTATTTGCAAGAATACCAATATTAACATTATCATTAAAAATTGCGTAGTGAAGAAGATATGAAACAACTGTAGTAGATTTACCTGTCTGTCTTGGAAGTTTAGCAATATTAAATCTATTTTGATGAAATCTTCTTACCATATCCTCTTGAAAATCATACATTTCAAAAGGAACTAAACCTTCATCAAGAGAAACAATTTTAATATAATTTTTTGCAAAATAAACAGGGTCATCTTTACACTTAATAAACTCCTGAACTTGTTCCTGAGTAAAACTAATAGGAACATTTGCAGCTTTTAAGTTAGGTGACCCTTTATATACTTTATTGTTTGCCATCTGGTATTGTTATCATAGCTAGTGTTTCTTGCTGAGCAAGATAAAGCTTTAAGAAACATTTTGCAATTTCTTTTGCAGTATCTTCGTCTACACTATCTATAATACGAGCATGACGCTCAAATGTAAATTGCTTCTGAACAGAAAGCAGATTAATTTGTGTATGGTCCATATTATTTTTTTCCAAAATCTATATCCAAATAAGTATTTGGGTAGTCTTCTTCGGGATTATATTCTTTGTTTATACAACCCTTTTTACCACTTATTTTTGTATATTGACAAACTCTAGCAGATAAAAAATCTAAATCGCTAGGCTTTCCGTAACTATAGATAGCTTTACCATCCTCTATAGTTACACCACAAACGGGGCATACAATTTTGTTCATGCTGATACAGCACATAATATAATATTTATAGCACACCCTGTCTCATTTTAAGTATTATTTAATACTTTTTTTAGAATGATTTAAGATTAAAAATATTAGAGTGAGTATTTGCAAAGGTTTTGATAATTATACCTGCAAGTTTTGTCGCTTCATCTTCACTTTTATCTCTACTATATGTTATTTTCCTGACATGAAAACTATAGTGTGCAAGTTCATGTGCTAAAGTTCTTAATATATCCATTGCTTGACGATTTTTCACTGTAACAAAAATAGTTTTTGTTTTATCATCATACATTCCAAAACTTCCTTTAGATGATGAAAATTTTAAATCAGTTAAAAATTTAATGTTAGGTAAATTTTTAATTCTTAATTCTTTTCTACAATAAGGAATAAAAGTTTTTACTATATTATTCAACTGTTGATTATACATTTCTTCTATCAAAAAACTTTTAAATGTGTACATATCAGTCACTAAATTTTAGATAATCTAAAACAGTGGTCATATAATCTGTTGCGACGCTTAGCTTATCTTGAACCCACGGTTCTAAATCTGTTTTATCTGTAATTATTTTTTGCAATTCTGAACAACACATTTCAATCATACGGAGTTGGGTCAATGCCATATCTCCGTCTGCTTCTTTTTCTTCAGAAATAAAGGTTTTAAATTCTTTCATTAGAAGGGTAATTTAAATTTTTCTGTTGATAATTTTGGCAAGGGCAATTTATCAAAAGCTTTTTTAACTTGCTTTTCAACAACTGCTCCAACAAATTCCTCTGGATTATTTAGGATTTTTTCTGCTTTTTGATATGTAATATAAGCACCATACGCAAGTGCTCCACTAATTGTCAGACTCGTCGCTGATAGAATGAGTGCTAGTTGTTTCATCTTTCATCTCCTTGTGTGCTAAACGTAATATGTAATAAATGCAATAAAGTGTAAAACATAAACCACATGATAATATTATTAAAACTCCCCATGGAAATTCACTCATTCCACCATCCCTCTTGTTTATGTATCCAAACTTTTAAATCTTTTACATACTTTCTTAATATTTGTGCTTGTTCCTCATGCCACATATCACCTGTCTCCATACGAAGGCGTGTGTGATTGTCTATGGCTTTGAGTATTTGATGGATTGGAGCATTCCAACACTCCCTCTTTGGAGTGTTCCATTCTCTTGGCACG